TCAAAAAGAGTCATTGTAATGTTACTCCATTTTGATTTTCCTTTTACTTTACGTAAAATGTTAATGTGGTTCAATACTACTTCGTCTTGAGTTAAAGTAATTGCGCTTATTCCTTTAATAGTATATGATGGAATACCATCAACATACATAATAAATCTATTTTGCTGTTTGGGCTCGAATGCCGTAAAGAATATCTCATTTGGGTTTAATACTGCCATAATTTTGTGTTTTATTATAAATATAATTAGTTTTGATTTCTAAGGAATTTTTTGTATATTTATCAACGTAACATTATTTAAACCTAAACCATATGGCACGTCCAAAAAAACCACCAATTCAAAATACATGCAAACATTGTTTCGTTATGTTTGAAACTCGACCTTCATCAGCTAGAGATTTTTGTACTAAAAAATGTGCTCAACAACATAAGGGAGTTGATAGAGAGTGGATGGAAAAACGAAAAAAAACATGTTTAGAAAAATATGGAAATGAAATAGCATTTAAATCTAAAGAAGTACAAGATAAATATAAAAATAATTTAATTGAAAAATATGGTGTTAATAATCCATTTTTAGTAAAAGAATTTAAGGATAAATCTAATAATACTGTTTTTGAAAGATATGGGTATAAGTTTGCAACACAAAATAAAGATATTTCAGATAAGATATCTGTGAAATTAAAAGGACAAATACATGATAGAAAAAATTTTGTTAATTTAAAGTGGGAAAAATTAGTAAACTATCAAAATACATCAGGAATGGTTCCTTTATTTGATAAAGAATATTTAGAACAAAATAAAGTGAATCATTTATTTAGGAATAAATTCAAATTTCAATGTAACAAATGTTCTGAGGTTACTGAGGTATTTTTGAGTAATGGTTATCTTCCATCATGTAAGTGTTCTGATTATAAAGGATATTCGTTGATTGAAGATGAATTAGTAGTTTTCTTATTTAACCATCTTTTATCTTCAGATATATGTTTAAATAGAAGAGATATATTACCTAATAGACAGGAAATTGATGTTTTTATAAAGTCACATAATTTAGCTATTGAAATTAATGGAGTGTATTGGCATTCAGAATCTATGGGGAAATATAAAAATTACCATTTATATAAAACAGAAAAATGTAGTGAAGTGGGAATTAATTTAATTCACATTTTAGATTATGAATGGATTTTTAAAAAACCAATTATACAATCTATAATTTTAAGTAAATTGGGAATATTTGATGATAAAATATATGCTCGTAAATGTACAGTTAATAAAATTGAAGATACTACTATAATTAGAAAATTCCTAAATGAAAATCACATGCAAGGTTATACTCATGCTTCTGTTTCTTTAGGATTGTATTATAATAATGAATTAGTTTCTATTATGACTTTTGGTAAAAATAGATTTAAGAAAAATTCAAATGAATTTGAAATGGTTAGATTTTGTAATAAATTAAATACTATTGTTGTCGGAGGAGCCTCAAAATTATTTAAACACTTTATTAATAATGGTAATAATAATTTAGATATTGTGAGTTTTGCTGATAGGAGGTTTTTTGATGGTAATTTATATAAAACCTTGGGTTTTGAATTTAGTACTAATACATCTCCATCTTACATATATTGGAAAAATAATAATGTATTAAATAGGATGTCCTGTCAAAAACACAAATTAAATAAATTATTAGATATATTTGATGCAGAAAAATCGGAATATCAAAACATGTTAGATAATGGATTTAGGAGGGTTTGGGATTGTGGTAATATGAAATTTATATATAAAAAAAAGGGAACCTAATATGTTTCCTCTCCATTTATTAAGTATTTATTATTTATTATTTTTCTTAAATATTTTTTAAAAGTTAATTTGGTATTTTTTACTTCCACAGTCCCAAATTCTATCATATCCATTAGATTTCATATTTTCCCATTCGGATTTGGTTTTATCAAAATTACTTAATATTTTAGGTAATTCTGATTTTCTGTATTTATATCTATGTTCTCTTACTTTATGGTATTTCATATACCAATAATTTGGTTGGGTATTATGGATAAAATTAAATCCGTTTGATTGATATATTTCCCCTTGGCTCCATCTTCTATCGGCATAGCTAATTATATTATTAGGAGTTAATAATTTAATGAAATGTTTAAACAGCTTGGAAAAACTACCAATAACTGTTGTGCTTAGTTTATTACAGAACCTAATTAATTCATATTCACCCTCTTTAGCTTTATTACCTGTAATTTTTCGGAGTGACCCAAATGTCATGATAGAAACTAATTCATTATTATAATATAACCCAATTTTGATTTTAGATTTATCTTCTCCCTGAATATGGTTATCATTTAAGAATTTATTTTTTGTTTTATTATCTATTTCCTTAATTATACATTTTCGAGCATATATTTTATTTTGATTTAATTTTAAAATATTTCTGATTCTTGATTTTACTATTTCTTGTTTATTGTCCCACTCATCTTCAAATATATGAATTAACTTGGTATTATTTCGTTCTAATTCTTCAGTTTTATATAAGTGATATTCTTTATTTTTCCCATTAAGTTCAGAATGCCAATATATTCCATTAAATTCAAAAGCAACATTATATTCAGGTATGAATATATCTATTTCTCTCCCCTTAACTAATTTTTTATTATTAAATATTATTTCTCCACTATATATTTCTTTTAAAAATGATTGAATTTCTTTCTCTTTAACAGATGTTCCTATACTAACTGTTGGATCTTTATATTTGGGTAATCTCCCACATGCTAAGTGATCAATAAAAGTCTCTCCAGTAGGAATATGTTTAAATCTATAGTATTTCAGATCCCCGTTCATTTCTTTCACTCCATTAAATTCATCTAATAATTCTAAATTATTATCATGCAACCATACTTTTAATTCCTCAAAAAAATTAGATTTCATTTTATTTATAATCCCATCTTTTAATATGCTACCACTACATAAAGGATATATAGCCCCATATTTTTCAAGGTTGGTTTTTTGAATCTTTTGGTTTATTTTATCTCTTTCAATTTGAGAAATATTTAATAATGTACTCGATATTTTATTATTAATATTTTTTTTATCTTCAACTGAGAGACTGCTCCAATATTTCTTTCTTATTTTTGATCTTTCGTCTGAGTTTTTATTCATATTATTATATCCTTTGACTTCAAAAGGATTATCTACTCCATATTTTTCTTGAAGAGTTTTAACTGATTTAACTCTAGATTGTTTTCGGTCTATATTACTATGTGAACATTTTATACTACAGTATTTTTGATCAGATCTATTTGATGGGACTTTAAATTCTTCTTTACATCCTATACAATTAATTGTAAGAGTATGTTTTTCATTATAACAACTCCTATTACAATATTTTTTATATAATGGAATATCATTACCACAATTATTACAAGGGTGTTTTTTACCTGTTCCCTCTCTGTTAGATTTTTTTAAATTCATATTGAATGTTAATTATAATGTTAAATACGTTATTCAAATATAAATATACGAAAAAAGAAAAAAGATACCAAATAGTATCTTTATTCCTTAAATAAGTATTTTTATTAACTAAAAGCCACACCTGTTGGCATTATGTTAAAGTTCAAATATATAAATTCGGCTGTTCTAGTAGGTTGAATATAAATCGCTCCGACTAATTGGTTTCTATCGATCACGTCAGCTGTATTATTGCTCTCATCCATTACCACCTTGAATGCATATAAACCTTGCCTTTGTTGTACTGACTGTAAATAAGGATTTACTTGGGCTAAGAATTGATTTCTTGTTGCTAATGTGTTTTGTTCAAATACTAAAGCGTTTGCAGTTTGACCAATATATGATTTAAGAGAAATTAATAGTCTTCTAACGTTTACTCTATCTAAAGCAGATGCTTGAGTTTGTAATGTTTTCTGACCATATGCTACTACTCCTTGACCTGGGAAAGTTGCTATTGGATTTACTTTACCTTGATATAATGTGTCTCTATCTGATTGAGTTAATTTTTGTTCTGCTCTAATTACGCTTGTCAAACCTCCTCTATTAATACCTGCAGGTGCAAACCAAGGTTCTGAGACCTTATCATTATATGCGAATACACCAGCCATTAAAGTTGAAGCTGGGACCCAAACATTTCTACCTGAATCAGGATCTTGTGTTTGAACCCAAGGCCAATATGAAGCTGCATATGAGTTGTTTCTTGTTGCTGCTTGTCCAGTAACTGCTGTTGTTGTTGAATTATATGGAACTAAATCTAAGACATATAAATTATCACCTCTGTTTGCTGTATTACTGATAATTGAAGTACATTGTGAAGTATGAAGAGAATCACATAAACCAGGAGTTAATAATATATTAAATCTATAATCATCTGTATTAGATAATAAACTAATCATGTTATTATAATCACTTCCAGTTAAACCTTGTGTTTGGTTAGATATAGTATCATAATATTTGGCTGCTGATGAACCGAATAATGTTCCTACTCCTCCACTAAATGAACCACTAGCTACTGCTGGGATTGAACTTGTGAATGCTGTTTTTGGAGTACCTGAATTGTCGAAATAATTAGGAGTTGATAGTAGAACTGATTTTACTCTTACATATCGAGAAGCATTTGGATATGAACCTGTTAATTCTATTTGATTTTTTGTTGAATTATAAGCATATGTGTAATCACCAATTACACTTGAAACATAGTTTGGAGAGAATGGATCTAATGATAAGTTAGTCCATGTTTCTAAAATTGTTGGAGATAATGTATTATCATTTCCTCTTCTGATTAATAAATTAAATGTACCTGAACTTGTATTAGAATTTACAATTTCCCATCTAACGTTATCAGCAGATCCACTAGCAAGTGCTCCTGAAGCATCTATACTACTTGAAGAATTCATAATAGTACCTTTAGATAATGTTTCAAGAACAAATACTTCATTATTTCCAATAATACTCTTAATAGCACTATTCCCTGCTGAAGCGGTTGCCGTAGTTGAAAATGTCCAAGCATTACTTGCACTTGCTACTCTTGCTACTAATAATGATTCACCACCATTATTAAAATAATTATAAGCTGCAATTGATGTAAAATAAGTATAAACATCACTACCACTTACAAATGTTGTACCAAATTTATTTTGATAATCACTATATGATGTTACTATTGTGGGGATTTCTAAAGGACCTTTTACTGTTGGGCCTATAATAGCAGCACCTACAGTAACGGGCTGTTGACGTATTTGTGATGTATCATTCTCGATAGAGAGTACACCAGGAGAAATTAGGGTTGTTGCCATGTTTTATATTTATGTTTTGATATAAATATGGTAAACTTTTATTAAAGTTAAATATTACTAATAAACTCTCCCTTTTCTATATTTATAGTTCCATCTCCATATTTTTCTTGCAGTTCTTGGCCCACTTTTACCTCTCTTTTTTTAAGAGATGATAATTTTTCTTTTAAGTCTTGCTTAATCATTTCATATTCTTGGATAAGAATTTCAATTTCACCAAACTGATCAGTTATTTCTGATCTTTCTTGTCTGATAGTTTTAATTGTTTGTACTTCTTCGGGTGTTAATTGTTTAGTTTCCATAACTATTATTTATTTAAATTTTATTTACTACTTCGGTTGTGAATACTAATTTTGATTTATTAGTAAACTTTTTTATTGCGTTAATGTCTTTCTGAGGGACATCCGGAACTATATGTCCATTTAATTTAATACTAAATGTGGTTTTTACTACTCTTTCTTTATCATCTGATAATTCATGTATTCTATCAAATGAATCTATCCTTGCTTGGAATTTGAATTTTTCAGGATCTCCCCAATATGAATCAGAAGCGTATTCTACTGCTTCTATAATTTTATTTAATTGTTCTACATAATAAGTCATTATAGCACATGAATAAGTTACTGTTAAGTAATCAGGTACAACTGTAGCATAAAATGTTTGTTCAGGAACAACATTATTTAAAACTGAAAATTGATCATATGTGTTTTTTTGAGAATACTTTTTAGTAAATACTCCAAAATTGTTAGGCATATTAGCATCCAATTTATTTGCTACCGTTCTATTCTTAGAAATTGAATCTAATTTAAACATTATTATGGGTGCCATTATTCTACCTTGAACATCTCTATAATATCCGTCTTTTTGGAATGATTTCCACTTTTCAGGAGAACCATAAATTATAGGAACTGCTAGTCTTTCTCCGTTTTGAATTACAAATGGTTGAATAACATTTTTAAAATAATACATTACAGCTTCATCAATATCTTGAATACCAATACTAAATGGTTTTACATCATCTCCATCAAATG